ATTGTTTACTTATCCTTTTTTGTTGTAGGGTTTGTTTCTTTTAAATGTCCGCCCTGTATTAGGGCTTCTATGTTTGCGCCTGCTAACTGCTTATCTGTTACGCTGTCGCCTTTTTCGTGTCCACTAAGGTTGTCACTGGTCACTTCGTATTTGCTCATGCTAATATCTCCAAATCTAACTGTACGCCTAAGAATACCGCATCTGCAAAGGTTATGGGTCCATAGTTGCGTGCATTCGTAACTGTAACGCTTTTGGCTTCTCCGCCTAATGTCTGGTCTGCTTCTAACGCTGTCGGCACCGTTACTAGATAGTCGTTTAGTGTTTCTTGGTTTGCTGTGCTCTCGAAGCGTTGCGCCGCTATAACAATATCAAAACGGCACGTTGCTAGCCCAGCGGCTACAGTACCCATAGCTTCATGAAACGTTATTGCATTGTTACTGGGCACGACAATAGCGCAGGGTGGTGTAAGAAAGTCTGGTACGAAATCGTAGACGGTCACAAATGCTTGTGGACTGCTAACGGCTTCTAACCGTGTTTTGATGCCTGCCCTGATGTTGTCGTAATCCACGACTACGCCGCCGCCGGTAGTTTCAACCCTCGTAGTAACGCTATAACTTCTGGGTCCGTTCTTGATATTCGAACGAAACCGACATCTACGCTACCAGCTTGAAAGCCTAACGGACTGCTACGACGCTGATATAACCTAGCGGCTATGACTAGCGCGCATTGCTTCACTTGATCTGGGACTGCCATTGCATAACCATAGAACGCTGTCACCTGCAACGTAGCTCGTCCGTAACGTCCCCTAGTGAATGAGTCACCGTCTACACGCCTGATTACCCTGTACGGCGCTGTGTTGCCGTCTAAAACGTAATCTGTGGTAATTGTTAGCGTTGTATCGTATGTGCCGTCAAGCGTCGTATCCTCTTTGACAATCAGACCGTCAGTTTTAGCAATATCAGAAACGTATACGGTGTAGTCATCGTACGCTACATACGTTTTCGCAGTAGCGCTACTAGGTACTACGAATGTGCGCCCTGTTATTTGGTCGATTTCGGCTTCTGCCGCCGCTATCGCGTTATCTATGGGCGTGTCTTCTGACGTGGTGCCTGAAGGAATGCCAAGATACTGTTTAACTAAATCGCGTGTGACGTAATTGGGCATTGCCTACTTCTTCTTCGCAGAAGCCTTCTTAGCAGGTGCCTTTTTCGCTGGTGCCTTCTTTTCTGGTTTACTTACTCGGCTAGGTGCTTGTTTTTCCCATAATGATTTAGACATGTGTTCCTTTCTGAGAGGTGAGAGACGGCACCGGCTACCAGTGCCGCCCCTCAAGACTCAATTTAGAAGGTAGGAGCTACCAATCCGGTACCGCTGATTTTGCTAATAGATGCTGGGTAGCGTCCACCAACAAAGCAAGCGTACTGGTATGCAACAAGCGTAACTGTGAGGTTTAAGCCTGCTGTTTGGTCCATTCTTACCATTACTGGTTGTGTGTTGTCTTCAAATAGGAGCATGTCGGCACGTCGAACAATAAAGATCATGTCTTCGTTGCCACCGCTTCCGCTTGTGGTTGTGACCTTGCCTGATGTAACTACTGGCAGACCTGCAATGCTGGCGCCTGTGACACCGTAACCTGCAACTGGTCCGGTACCCATAGCGTTTTGTGGCACGTTCTGAGTAGGTACGACAAGTGGTCTACCGTTTCCGTCTGTTCCTGCTTGCATGAAAGCTAGTCGGCGAGGGTGCATCAGAATTAGGTCAGCGCCTGCAAATCGGTTGCTGTTAATCTGCTGTATGCCGTCTACGATTTTGCTGTAGGTTTCTGCGGCGGTAGGTGAACCGTCAGTGTAGGTAATAGCGTTAGTTCCGCTAATGTTGGACAATCCTAGTAGGTTGCCTGATGACCCAGACCCGTGTATGACTTGGTCTTCTACTGATGTTGCTAGTGCGCCCATCATATCAGCGGCAATAAGTGCGTCTATACCAGTGCCACGCTCAATTGCTTGTCGTGAAACTTGCTGACCAGAAGCGATTGTACGAACATCTACGGTAAGTAGGGTATCGTCAATATCGGTCTCGCTAACAGCGGCGTTTTCAGACGCCTGCGCCGTAGCAGACGCGCCCGTCGTGACGCGACTTATATTAATTGTCATGCCGCTTTCTGTTAATGGAAGGCTTGTGCATTGGTCGGCGAATGGTCGACCTGCCCTGCTCAATTCGGCGGCGAGCTGTGTGATATAGGCAGGGACCACCAAGCCGGAGAACGAAGCGGTTGTTCCGTCCCTGTGTTCAATGTCCATTTCTTGCCTGTGTCGCCTAATACGGTCACTAGCGTCAATGTCGTTGTTAAATTGCATATTGTATAGGTCTTGAAAGAAAGACACGCTACGGTTTTCTTCAGCATAGGTTAGTGGCTCGTTTGTAACAACAACGTTGCCTACTGCCCGTGTTTCGCTGTCATCAGTAGCGGCTACTTCAGCGCGAAGTTTAGCGGCTTCCAAATTAGCGGTTTGTACGTCGCGTAGTTCTTGTATTCTTGCGTCAAGCTCTACAGCTCTTGTTGCCAAGTCTTTAAGACTTTGGTCTTCTGTTTCGGTGAGGTCGCGTTCTTCGTCAGCGGCACGGTTTACTAAGCCTTCTTGTGCGGTGCTGATCTCTGCGCGTTCCTCAACCAGTTGGTCAAGTAATTTCATGATTCTCCAAATAAATAGATTGTTTTGTTATCTGGGTGTGTGCTAGGTGTTGGATTACAACGGCGTAGCATACGGCGCGGATATAAGCCTGATTGTAACCTACAGATTGTGGTAGTTCAAGGATTAGTTAAAAGATGTCGCCAGCGTGCAAGTCTGGGTACTAGTTCTTCGTCGTCGGGGTCGTATGCTCTAGTTGATAGTACTTGCGCTTCTTGGTACGCCGGTTGCGTCACAAGCCCTACATGGTCAAGTTTCGCTTCTAAGCGTTGTACATGTTGTCTGCCGTTTACCTGCGTTGTCTTGTTTCGAACGGGGATGAATCCAACGCTCAGTCCGGTCACTAGCCCTTCTTCTGCTAATGTTCGTGCTTCTTCGCCCCTAGCGGTCCCTGCCAGCTTAAAATCAGCTATTAACCCTGTTGCGGTTTTTTCCCAGCTTACGGACATGCCTATTGGGTGCCGTTGTGTGTCGTGTTGTTCGAGTAGCGGTATTCGGTTCCCTCGTTCTTTAATTGACTTGTCGAAGACGCCGCTTGATAGTGTCTCAATGTATCGCCCAGTGTCGTAACGTGATTGAAACGGTGCCACTAAGCCAACTATGTGATGCCCGTCGTTGTCGTTGCGTGTTTCAAGGTCACTAAACTCTATGGTTCGTGTTTCTAGTTCGCTCATTCTGTCACCTCAACAATCGTTTCTTCTTGCGGTAAGTCTTCTATGCGTCGTACTTCGTCCACGCTCAAAAATCCGCTATCTATTCCTATTTTGTGGGCTTCAAAGCGTTCTCGTCGGTCTGCTCGTTGAAAGTCGTCAGTGTCGAATAGTGCTACTTGACCGCGTGGTAGTAGTCGGCTGAATGCTTGCTCTATGCGTGACATGTAGCCCCGTAGTGTGTAGGTGACAAATGAACGGTTGTCTTGTGTGACATTAGAGTACGTTTTTGAGTCTCCCTGTGTTGAGACTCCCACCATATGGGGATAAACCCCGAAGACTGTACAGAGTTGCTCTGCTGAATAACGGCGTGATTCTAATAGTTGTAGGTCGTCAGGGGAGAAGCTCAGCGGCTGGTAGCTTAGACCGCCACTCAGTACCGCTGGGCTTTTCTGCCGTCCCCCATGCGCCTGTAGAAACGCGCTTTTTAACTCTTTTGCTTCGTCCTGTGATAGTTCCTGCGGTGAGTTAATAACACCACTGGGTATAGAACCGTTAACGTGCATTTCGCTGGCTGATTCGTCACCCGCCAAACTTAAGCCTAGTGTTCTGCGTTGCAACTGTAACGGTCCAGCGCCCATAATATTGCCTGCGGATATAACACCGCCCCTTATATGCAATATTTGTGAGGCATCATACGTGTTCCTGTTAACTTTGTAAATTATGTTGCCGTCGTCAAGCATCTGGACCGTTACACTGTCAGGGGATAACAGAACAGCGGTTTGGTAGAAATTGTTTCGATCTGTGTTGCCTAGTAGAAAATAGGCGTTGCCACGCATAACTAGACAACTAACAGCGCTGGCTATAGTTTCCATGCGGGTAAAGTTAGGGTCTGGTTGTCGTAGTATTGCTGGTGTCGGGTCTAGGCGCTGATCATCTCGGTATGCGTCAAACGGCAAACTGCCTATGCTGTCGCTTATGAGTTGTACGCAACGATACGCTACCGGTATCGAAAGCGTCGTGCCTTCCGTAACATTCAATCCGCCCGTCAGGCTTTGCGGTGGAAGGTAACGGTCTGGCAGGGTAATTTGCGTACTGCGTGTCTGCCGTCCAAGTAGGCTGTTGATTATCATTTACTGTTTTCCAATGCCGCCCCTATCAGTACTGCTACTATGCCGCCAGCGATTAGGCATGCGGCTAGGTTCCAAATCAGGTATATAGCGTAACAGATTGCTGTTGCGCCTATTAGTTCTAGCGCTAAGGCTAGGTATTTTTTTTCTATCATACTCTATATTGTCCTATGGTTAGTGTATAGCAACCTTTGGTGTTGGGTTTGCTAGGTTGTTGGTTAATGCGTATCTGGCGATAGTCACAGCTTC